TTGCTCTGAACCGAGCATTTCCTTAAACGGAATGTCGTATTGAAGCCCGACATTGTTCGTTGGGTCGTTTCTCCACTCTTCTTTGATAAAACTAAACAGGCACTTACCAGTTACGCCGTCATTAGAAAGATTACCAGCAACGCTTAGCTCGATAGTTTTTGCGCTGGTGTCGATTGTGGCTTCAGTGCCTTGGTTTAAATCATCAGGATCGGTAATTAAGGCCATTATTTATCCTTTTCAATTCCTATACGTAGTTTAAGGTAACTTTAAACTCACCTTCGGCTATTTTTATAGCGTTAAGGCTTGTCAAATTTAAAAGTTAGCCATGTAGCCAGGCTCAAAGTGAAAATCTAGGTACTTCACCACCCAAACAAAATAACCAAGCTCATCTTGCTGAATTTGGTGAATTAGCTCGTGGTCCTGTACCTGTAGTCTTTGATGCTCGGGCATATCATTAGCAATCAATGAAATATTAGGCATCCATGCGGTGCCGTCATTGCCTAGCAAAAGCCAGCGAGGGACGTGGTAGACTTTATGCATTTTCTAACGCCTCGATTCGAGCGTTAATACCTGCTGCGATAAACGCCAACAATTCTGCGTACCTGAAACCGTAACGACTGCCAGCCCACTGGACTTGCTCAGTCCAAGCCTCAACTGCCTCTGAGCTTTCTGTAGCTTCTACCGCCTCATGCTCTACAAACTCATCTTCCCATTCGTCATAACAGATAAATCCGTATTCAAAGGGCGCTAAACCGCAAGATTCCATTATCTCTATAGCCCGCTGTACGGTTATGCCGATGTGCTTTCTAGCTTCATCCCCTTTGGCCTCAATTGCTGATAGCCATTTATAAGTACCGATTTCTTTTCCAAGCAATTTAGAAGCCTGAAGTTCATCGGGGGTAAGCCATACAACTTCAGTTTTTTCTCTGGCATCGGAAGTGTTGATTGTTCCCGTGGTGGCATAGATAGTAGTCCAACGCAGGGAAGCCGTACCGTTTGAAAAGTTAGCATCAAGTAAAGGCGCTATAGTACCGCCAGTTGCTACTGCGTTAGTGAACGTGGCGTTCTGATTATCATCAAGCACTAACGCAGTAGCAACGGCCCCTTCATCATTAGTCTGAAAAATGATGTCGGGACCGCCTCTTATTACAGTCTGGTCGTTTGCGTTACGGGTAAGAATTGAACGGTTAGCGGTATTTGCGGCATTCCGAGCTTCAATACTTTTATTATTTGGGTACATAATGTCACCGCCAAACGTGGCGTTGCCTGTCTGTGACAAAGATAAAGTAGTGCCACCTGTCTTATTAGTGAATCTGTGCGTATCACCACTTGACCCCTCGTCGCCTGATAAAACTAAACCACCAGTTGCATCCCAGAATATTGTGCCTAAAGATAAACCGCTAGGGTGTCCGGGAAAGGCTCCTGCCGCTCTTATAGCACCGTTAAACGTGGCGTTGCCTGAAGCTCGCTCGATGTTAAAAAGTTCTGTCCCAGTGAATCCGCCTCTACGGATGGAAAATCCAGAACCGAGTCCAGCACCCTCGCTTACTAGAGAGATATCAGAGTCACCCGCATTTTGTCCCACTAGGGTTATATATGCAGACTGGTTAGCGCCGTTGGTCTTGACGGTAAGTCCCGCATCTCCTGTGGTTCGCTCTTGTGTTACATTACCGCCAAACGTGGCGTCGCCACTCGCATCCAAAGTCGTGACGCTGGCTGCTGCGGGGGTGGCTGAAAATAACGTCAAAAGCGCCGACAACACTTCGTGCCGGTAGTCACCTCCGCCGGCTTCCTGAATCAAAACCGTATCGCTTAACTCGGCAATCGGCTTGTTCGCATAATTTTGAATTGTGGTCATTGGTCTGGCACCTGTTTTAGTAGCATAATGTCAACGCGCGACTTGGCGCTTACGTTAAAACCGTTAGTATTTACACCGTTAAAATAAATTTGCAGTTTTGCACCCTCCGCCGCGTCTACTATGATCGCTTGCGACGTTGAGCCGAACGACGTACCGAAACCGGCAGTCGTGTTATAGGGTTTCGCCTCGCTGAAATACTGATAATTTTCTGCTGGCGTGAAAGTTACCCCGTTTGCTGCGTATCGTGTATAAGTTTGGAAAGTGATAAATCCAGGACTTGTAAAAACGGTTTCGTTATCGACTCTAAAGTCGAAAGAAAAATTGATAGTTACAAGGTAAGTGCCTGCCTCGTCAAATTCGAACGCAGTACCGCTTATCAATGTGACCGGCGTACTGCCGTCGCGGTCTTGTTGCCATGTGGAAACGGGTAAAGCGTCTGCGGTTAGAGTTCCAGTTAAGCTAAACGTATCGGAGTACAGCGCGCCAGTGTTGGCGGTTGCGTTGTTTTGTGGTTTGCCCGGTCCACTTACTTGTGTGCCCCAATCCGCGCTATTTAAGACAGCGAGATCACCCTGATTAACGATGCCCGAAGCTATATTGCTCGCGGTCGTGTCGGAAACCTTTGTCCAAGAACCTAAGATCTTTGCATACCATGCTTGTTGGGTTGTGTTAAAAAATAAGTTTCCATCAACGCCGATAGCGTTAGACGGCGTAGTCGCGCCACTCGTTATTGTGTTGTCGGTTGCATCTAACGAACCGTTAAACCCAAGCCCAACTATAGTAACTTGACCCCCCGAGCCACCGACTAAGGTGCCATCGTCAAGAATAGATAGCGCAGTATTTAACACCTGGTCGGTGTTGTTTAACCTTGTTACGTCTAACGAGCTGACTTTTACGAACGTACCAGTGGCCGTAAATGGCGTACCAATAGGATCCGTTACATTGCCGCCGCCCGTGTCGGTGATGGTGGTGTAACTGTTTTCGCTGCGAAGTACATCGCCGGTACTGGTGTCAATCCAAAACGTGCCATCGAACCAATCCGGCTTCGGCCCTGAAAACGTATTGGTCGCGCCGTCTTGTGGTCTCGGTCGGTTGTAGGGGTCGTCGTCAACAATTCCTGTCCAGTTGGCTGTCGTGGCTGCCGATGCTAGATCATTTCCGGCCGTCGCGGTTGCTGTCGACGTTTCCGTGTTCGGGACGTAATCACTAACCTGATTTGCTTTGCGCGCACGGATCCAATAAAAAAAAGTCTCACCGGCATCGAGCTTGTGCAAAAACTCATTTGCGCGACCTTGATAGATTCGCAAAGATCCTGTTCGGGCATCTGAAGTGTTTGCGTAAACCTCCACAATATCCCATAGCTGCGGGATAGTTGGATTGGCCCATGCGACCAGGTTGCCACCTTGCTTTGATGTAACAGTTAAACCAGTCGGCTCCGGAACAACATCAATTGCAGGAATGATTGCGCCTGCAGCAGTTCGCAGCGAGTAATCTTGAACATCAGGATCCGCATATGTGTCGGCATCGTCCTCGATACAAACTAATTCGACCCCTTGCAAATCTCCGAGATCGCTCAAACGGTAAGACTGAACTCGCATTAACTGATCAGCTAAACCCAACTCCGGCAACGAAAAAGACACACAATCATGCGTTGCCAGCTTCAGCGCTTTATAGTTACACGGCAAGCGAAAGGACTTTGGCTTGTCTGATTTGTTCAGATGCTTGAATGCGAGCCGCTGCGCCTCAAGCTCGCCGTCTGTCATCAATAGAGTAATTTCATCGACTAAAAGCTCGCTGTTATCGCGTGCCAGGTAATCGGCATTGCTTACTGGCAATGCTTCCGTCGCCTTGTAGTTTTGCGTAGGAGAAATATACATCGCATCGACACGATTATAACGAAGCTCTTTCGGTGGACTACCGGACACGCCGACATTGCCAGCCATCCAGTCCGCGCCAATATTCACGTCAGTCACCTTGTATATTTCGACATGACTAAACTCGGCATCCTGTCCAGTGACCGCTGAATCCAAATACAGTGAAACGTTTAAAGTGCCGGTGGCAGTGGCTTTGAATGTAATGCGCAGCTCGGAGTTTTCCGTAGTCTTTGTCACATTTGCCAGCGGACTAGACCGACCGTCTGCCAGGTAAGACGCGACCAGACCGAAAGAACTCGCAGAATTTCCGGATTCCTTAACGACAGCGCGCGCAGTGTACGTCGTGCCCTCGAAAACTGAGATCGGGTATTTAGCGGTCTGATAACCGCCCGTGCCGTTAGTCAGTTTGAGAAAGCCGGAAAAACCGTCCCGTTCTATTGATCCAGAGCCAAAAGACACCCAGCCGTCCGTGTTTACGGGAAATTCTCCATTGGTGCAGATATTCGCACCCTCACCAAGTCGGCCAGCGCGGATAATCCACTTGTCACCCCTGAAGGACATACGACCGTTGCAGGCCGACAATAAAATAAGAATGTTCTCGCGATGCGTGTTGCCGGTATTGAGCACACCGTTACAAGTGAAACGCTTTTCGGATCCGGCGTTATGCAGTGGCACTTGTCCGTCGCAGTAATTGGCCTCGTTGGCAACAAAATCCCAATCGATTCTGTCGTTTGAAATGCCCATTCCCAGACGAGAATCTGTCAGATAGTTTGCAAGGCAAAGAATCGGATTATTTGACCAGCCGCGATAAGTGTCGCTTTCAACGTTCGATCCAGGCGAGCTGTCGGGGCGAGGATCATAAATGTCGTTTTTACCCTTGACCAATCCCTTTAAGTTTATCGGTGCGCCGGTTTGATCCCATAGTGAGTTGTTAACCTCGTTCCACAAGAAACGCGTCTCGAGCAGACAGCGGCCTTTTGCGGCGTGCGCTGAAGTAATATCTACAAACGCATTGTCGAGGTCGGTCGTTACAGTTTGCGTGCTGGTGCCGAGCTGCTTATAAAACCAAGCGCTACCACTGTAATCGCCAGCGTTAACTTGTCCATCTGTATCCCAGTTTATTTCGCTGTTTCGTATTCGGGCAGTGTCTAGGTACACTTCGGTAATGTCTTCGCACTCGTGCCCCGCCAAAATGTCGGAGCGCCACAAGTACTCATTTTCATTGCCAGACGTGCCGCTAAACCGCAGCACGCCACCGACTAAAGTTTCGCCGTAAATAATAGCGACATTGGCTGAAGCGGATCGTGTCGATACGTCACGCGAACCGAGTCCGCTGTCGTTCTCAAAGTCTTTGCGACCGGCTAGCTTGTTAATACCAGCGTTTAAGGCAGTGAAAGCCGTAATCTGAATGGCTGTATTCGCCAAGGCTGCGAGCGTGCCTGTTTTTGCAAAAACAGCTCCCGCAAAAGCCTTTGAAACAAAACCTACAACCGCAGCGACCGCACTAGCCAACGTGCCAACCCTCTTGGATGTTGTTCCGACAAACGGACAAAATACCTCGCGTTGTCTTACACGCGACGAAGTTATCCATATAGATACCAATAAGTTTTATACCGTTGACGTGGACGAGCACCGGGTCGCCGATTTCAAAACTGGAACAAATCGAGTCGCCAAATAGATAAGTAAACAGTCCAGATAAACCGCCGTGCTTTTCAAGAATCAGATTCGCGCCGTCTTCATCTTCGTAAGGAAGTTCTGAGGAGTAGTCTTGACCCGTATAGGATTGAATTACTCGGGCTGCTACCTGGCAACAGTCCATCTCCCCGTAGCTGAACGGCCGCCGTGCGATCTCGTTGAGCGTTGAGATCACAGCGGTTCGTCGGTTCATCTTTGGCTGCGCAGCTCCGCAATATTCACCTGGTCACGGCGACCGCCGCCCGTGCCAGATGTTCCACTCTCGGCTCGGCTGCCTCTCCACACGATCTTTGCCTCGACCATCTGGTCCAGATATTCGAAACCCAAGTCGCCGGGATATTCAGTCTGCAAATCAGAGTCTGTGTACCGTGAGTTATTGCTACGATCAAAAATCGCCATTTCTGACTCACACGTAACACGAACGATATTCTGATTACCAACAACAATTTCCGGCACATCCATAAAATAGACGCCGTGTTGAGCCGGGTCGCCTAACAGGTCGCCGTCAGCATCAATGGCGCCGGTATAGATTGTGACCGGACGCATATAGATGTCCTCTCCCATCACTGTATCAAGTAGGTTGATGCTTGACGCTTTAACCGCGTCATCGATACCGGAAAGTCCTATGCTGATGGAGTAAGGAGATAGCTCGCCGCCCTCTTCTATCGGCTCAATAAAACCGAAGTCACCTAAGCCAATGTAATTGTTTCCGCCAAATGAGTATTCGCCCAACCCGTTATGGACGCGTACCGTACCGCTGTCGAATCCGAGGTCGACAAAAAAGATAAGGCGAAAAAATTCCGATTGCGATGCCGCTTCGAAGCTGGCGTCTAATTGTCTAGGCAATGTCTTCTATTCCGCTTATAGTCATAGTCGGCAGCGCACCGGGCTGGTTTTGCCAGTCGATTGTCGGCTTAGCCAACATAAACGTGCAAACTGGATCGGTTATGTCAAAAGTTTGATTATCAGCTGGCGAGTTGTGAATTTCTGGCGAAATGGGGATGGTAGCATTTCCGGATCCATCGACAATGACGTCTTCGGTGATCATTTTCAATTCCGAACGACCGTTAGGATTCACAAACGAAAACATGTTGCCGGCACGCAAAGTGATTCCATGCGTCCAGCCATCCGTGACAATCGATGTGCCAACTTGATTCGCGCCGTTCACCCGAGGCGAACCGCTAAACGTGCCAAACTGCTCGTGCGAATGATCGTGAATGTTGAATCGATGCTCAGCACCATTCAGGTTTGCAAAGAACGCACGCAATACGTTCGCGTTTTGATTAGACAGGTTGCTAAACGTAAGCTCTATCTGCCAACGCGTGCCTTCTCGAGAAAAGCTTTGCGTAAAACCGGTAAATGGAGACACAAAAGCGCCAACGTTGTAAACCAAAGCCCATTGGCTAGTGTTCGGCTCAATAGCCGGAAAGTTGTAGATCGTGAGCGCCATCTAGAATCGTTTCCGTCGCATAGAATTTGCAATGTCGGACTTAATCTTGATATCCCGACGATCCAGCTCTTTTATAAGTGTTGCGTCGGGCGCACCACCGCCACCATTAAAGTTGTTCGTGACGTTTAAGACAACCGGACTTCCGCCCATAGCCTGCTGCTGTGGCGTCTGGATAGTAACCGCCTCGCCTTTTGTTGCGCGAAACGCAACAATGTTCGAATCTGTTCCGCCTCGACCGCCAACCGTAAAAGATCCACCACTAGCGAAACCGGGTAAGGCTTTGATAAACGAAGATAAGAAACTGCCGCCACTCCCTTCGCCGCCAGCGTTCTTTCCAAAGTTGGAGAACATGTTTTGCAGTTGAGAGTTAATCCAAGTGTTAACCATCTTTTTCACAGCGTCTTTGAAGCTGTCTGCCATTTGGCCGAACACGGATTGCGATTTATCGAAAATATCGACCTCGATCCTTTCGCCAATAGATTTCATGTTAGCGATCATCTTGGCGGTCGTGAGGTTTACACGTCCAAACGCGCTGTCTACGTTATCGATTTTCTCGATCGGAATATTGGCGATTTCGCGATTCGTATTAGCAAAGGCTTTCGCTGCGGCTGCGCCAGCCTTGTTGGAGCTGTCCAGCAACGTCTTAGAAAACTCGATCATGCCAGCGATGCCTTGGCGCTCATTGGTCGCCATATCATCGAAACCTACAGCCTTAAGTGCGTCGGCCACTATCGCCTTGAAAGTGGCATAGCGGTTGATCATTAACGAAAGAACGCCCAAGCCAACCTCGCGAATCTTAAAAAATGCGCCTGTCGCGATCGCGGATGCTTCGGGTAGGACGGTCGCCAGAGTGTTGGCAACATCGGTAATGGCGGGAATCATGTTTATCATCGCCTCTTGGGCGCTGGCATTCATGACGGCTTTGACTTCGCCGAGAGCGTTCTTTGCTTCTTTCGCTCCCTTGGCGGTTGTGTGGGACATAACCACACCAAGCTCGTTTGCGCGAGCCATGTATTCGTCGAGACCGGTTGCTCCGTTCTCAAACATTTGGAGGAGGGAAACACCTTCAGAATCGAAGAGTTTTTGAGCCAGCCTTGCTTTGTCGTTGGAATCAGCAACGCCGGAAAGCGCCTTAGCGATCGCTCTAAACTGATTCTCGGGGCGAAGGTCGGCAAGCTCTTTCGCCGAGATACCCAATTCAATAAGCGCAGCCTCCGCCTCACCGGTGCCGTTTGCAGCCTCACCAACGCGGCGAATCATTCGCTGCATACCCATTGTGAGGGTTTGGAAAGAAACACCAGACTGTTCGCCAGCAAACTTTAATGCCGACATTGCCTCAACGGATACGCCGAGGCGCGTCTCAAGCTTGGCGAGCTGATCAGCTAGGTCGAGCGTTTGCTTGGTCATTACACCAAAGGCTGTTGCGTAAGCTGCTGCAGCGCCAGTAGCTGCTATACCAGCGGTCCGGTTAAATCGCTGGAATGCACGCTCGGCCTTACGATTGAACCTTGTAACCGTATTGGTCGCGGTTTTAATGCCAGCTTGGAACCTAGCAGTATCCAGGCCAAGCTCGGCAATTAACGAGCCGACTTTAGTAGCCATTACGCTTTACTCCGCCAATCAGCAGCGTCGCGTGCAACTCGTGCCTCGCGCTCTGCTTGCTCTAGTAATTCTTCTTTAATTTTCCAGTAGGCCAAAATTTGCCCAACATCTTTCGATGTGAATCGCCGTCGCACTTCGTGTGGTGGAATTCCGTACTCTAAGGACAACCGCACCGCGATCGCCTCAAGTGGACGGCTCTTCAGTTTTTTATTTCGGCCTCTTGATCTAGGCCGTTGTCAGCCTGAAGAGAAGCAAAAATATCGAACACGTCTTGTGCAGAATGACCTTTCAAAACTTCGCGCGCCTGATCAACGCTTGCAAAGTAAAGCTCGCCCCTACCATTACAAAGCGAAAGCGCAAGAAGGTTTAAAAGCTGATCGCCTTCGGTTTCCTCGCCCATGTCCTCGATCCTTTGTTGATCGCCGAACGTAAGTTTTTTGATGTATGCACGTTTGCCCAAAAACTCGACCGGAGTTAGGTCGAGCCTCGGCACCTCAAGATCGTGAAAGGTAAGCTCTTCCATTACGAAGTGGCTCGTGTTAGATCGCCGGCTGCTGTAAAGCTTACCGATGTCATCATCAATTCACCAACCGACCCACCTATAGGCGGATAGCTAAGCAAAACAGCCGATCCATAGTAGCTTGGGTTTGTGCTGGCGACCGCTTCGTTTTTCGGGCGAATTATAACCGTAACCGTGGTACCGTTATCAAAGATCGGCCATAGCGTCGCATCGACTTCACTAGCAGCAAAGTCTTGCGCGAACTCAACATCAATAGACCAGTCCTTGAGACCAGCCTTATGCACGCGAGTTGCGTTCCCCATGTTTGTATCGTCAATATCGTCTCGCGACATATTGAGAGTGACACTCTTAGCACGATCTGAAAGATCGACACCATTAATACTGACAAACGCATTGTCAAAAACTTCGGAAGCCATCTATAAAAACTCCTTATTGAATCCCAACCACCACAAAGAAATTGAAGCTCGGTGCAGTTCCACCGAGAGTAAAATCGACGCGCCAGTAGTCGTCCGTCACCGGCCCGCTTAACTCTAAAATTTGACCGCCAATTGCTGATGCAGTGGCGAAGTTGATGCGTTCGACCGCGGTAGTGAATCCGCTGTTATCGTCGCTTTCGATCGTTACGTCCAAGGTCGGAGCAATGCCGGACAAGGAAGTAACAAACAGGCCTGCAACCAGTTTTGCGCCAGAGGCAACAGCTCCCTGTTGAATACCGGCGCTCGCACCATCCGCGGTTTGGCCAGTGGCGTTTACGTGAATAGTGCCTCGAGCTACGTCACCACGTGCGTTGCCGCCTGCAGTGATGCTGTGCAATTCACCTACCGAGCCACCGTGCTGGTAGGTCGATTGCATTGTCTTGAAGAAGTAAGCCAACTCGCCTACGTTGCCCTCTTGAGCAGCGACGGCTACCGGTACCTCGGCCGAATCCATGTTTGAAAACTGCTGGGCATCTAGCTCGCTGTCGAAGAATCCCTCGATCGAAAAACCAGCTGTTTTTAATCCTCGCTTATGAACACGCGTGTCATTCGCCAGGGTTGTGCCGTCCAGATCGTCAGCCCCAAGATCCAGAGCGACCGCGTTCAGCTGATTAGAAAGCTCAAACCCACCAATCCAAACCGGGCGGCCTGTAATTACTTCGGACATATTTTATTCCTCGAAAAAAACTTGGAAATCCAAGTCACGACGAAACTCTTTCGTTTCGGCCTCGTAATCCGCTCGCTCGGATTCGAGATAGATCGATTGTATAACCACGCCACCGGAAGTGCCGCGATAACGCTTGAGCGCGGCCCTTACTTCAGAGGCGATCGCTAAACACTCGCTGCCGTCGTCAGAAAACACAGACACCTGAATGCCAGCCTCAGAAGGAAATATGTCCGCACCCATTGCGCTGTTTGCTTGAAAGGTAACCAGATTAAAAACGACAAGCGGATTTTCAACGCCTTGCCTTGCAATAACTGGAAAGATCGAAGATCCAACCAGGTCGGTTAAGCCGGAGTAACCCGAAAGCCGAGCGAATATTGCGCTCTCAACGTTAGCCATGTTTTTCTAACCCTTGTCGGATCTTTAAGCCTACAGCGTCAAATACCGCGTTCGCGTCGTTCTTGAGTGCCTTTCTCCAAATCGGATTCGGAGCCTGAAACTTCGAACCAAATTCCAAAATGTGAGCGTATGCTCGAGCCCAGCCGGTGACGCCTACGTGGTGCTTAATCATTCCCGCGCCGCGAACCTTTCGAACCGCGATCGATTTGGAAAGTGGCCGATCCTGCTTGGTACTATTTGAGGATCCACTTTTAAGCTTCCACGATCTTTTCCTCGGGTAAGCTAATCCGCTCCGTGGCATTCGAGAGGTGATCCGTTTCTTTAAGAGAGCCGCACCAGCTCGGTTTGCTTGCGTCGCGATTTTCCTTTCGACCCTTTCCTCAAGCCGCGCCAGTGACCTCTCAAGCTCTTTACCGCCTTTGATTTCAAATTCAATCACGTTCGACCGCGCTTATGATGAGGTGCTCGTTCGCTTCGCGCGGATTAATTACTGATTCAATATCAAACACGCGGCCAGACCAGTCAATGCGATGCGATGGGGTGATACCAGCCTGATAACGAATCGTGAATTTGTGTGTTACTTCGCTAGTTACCTGCTCAGCGCTTTTGAATTCTCGCCCACCAGTAGGATCCACTTTTGCCCAGGCTTGTGCAAAGGTTTCCCATGTACCAGAGTCAAAACCAGCCGAGTCCTTACTCAAAGTTTTCGTCTCTATCGTAATGAGCCGATTAAGTCGCCCGATCGCCACCATTTCCGTTAATCTCCCATAAAAGACGCTTAATCTCTTTAATGTCGCCGCGAATTTCGTCTACAATCTTGTCTTGAGCGCCGCTTTTAGCTTCGACCACCGCAATTCGAGTGTTGAGATCAGAGATAAACCAAAATGCCGACATCACCAAAATTGCAGTCGTTAAAATATGACCCGCGTCTATGGTTTTACCGATGTGCCATTGGTCATCCTGCCGTCTTCGGAGTCGCTCGTCGTCTTCCATGATTTACCCGATCTCGTATCGTTTATAAGGTCGAAGGAAAAAGCTCGACGCCATATCAATTTTGATATGTCCAGATTCGCCAACAACTTCATCCTGTCGATTCTCGTAAGCAGTTGCCGCAATCAACATGATCGCCTGCTTAATCGCAGCCGGGACAGGATCCATGCCAACTTTGATAACGACAGTGATGCGGTCGCGAGCATCATCCTGTAAATCCGGCCAATCCTGATCTGGCTTCAAATAAAGCCGCGCCTGCATTTTGTCGACCACAAGCTTATAAACATCAGTCGATAACGTTTGCATAGCAGCCTCGGTGTCCAGATAGGTAATCGACTCCACTGAAGTCACCGGATAAACCGGCAGCAACAGACCATCCTCAAAATGGTTAGTCGTCCAGGTTAATTGCTGTTCAGCAATGTACTGGCCGATCTGGTGCTCGGCCATGATTCTCGAAGCAGAAACCAGGGCAGCGAGATATTCCTTTTCGCCTGCTGGTATTCGCGCGTGCGTTTCCAGTTCCGCCGCCGTGACCGGCTCGGTGATCTGAGAAGTGGTATTGGTTAAGCTCATTTCGATTTATTCAGCGGTGGCTTTTTTGCTTTTGTGGTTTTCTTTTCTGCAAAGCCGCCTTGAATCGCTTTCTTTGCCCAACGCTCGGGCAAGTCGTGTTCGCCTTTTTCCAGGGTAATAACCTGGTTGCCGTTTTCGGCGTATTTGAACGTTCGAATCAAGTTAACTTTCACAAAAGAACCCCACTATTAAAAAAAGGGCGACCCGAAGGCCGCCCGTTTTTGCTGCTGCTGGCTGCTTAGAATTAAGCGCCGTTACCGAAGCGAAGAACCTTCACAGCTTCAGAGTTCACCAGGAAACCACCAACGCGCTTAGTGGTGTAGAAGTGAACGTAAGGCTTGTTGGTGAACGGATCGCGCAAAACGCGAGTTCCGCGAACGTCTACAATGTAGTAGGCGCGACCGAAGTTACCGAATACCATGCTGTTAGATTCTGCCGCGGCTGCGGGCATATCTTCGTTTTCCAGGATTGGATAAGCGAGCAACGTGGAAGGCTGGCCAGCTACTAGAGAAGGCTGCCAAATCATGTTGCCGTTATCGTCCTTGATCTTACGAGCCTGGCGCAAGCCGTCGCGGCTAGTCATAAATGACGCACCTTGTCGGTAACCTGGCTTAAGGTCGTAAGTCAGATCAACCAGGTTATCAACCTTAGCTGCATCGTTTGCACCGAGCGTTCCGTCTGTACCAGTTAAACGATACTGGATCTCGCCGAAAGTTCGGCTGTCGTCGTCATCGGTCGCCATTGTGTAATCAAGAATGCCCTTCGGCTTGTTAGTTCCGTTGCCGGAAGTAAAGGCCAGGTTTTCTTGCTCGGCGAACTCGATTGATACTTCCTCGGCAAGCCAGCTTTCGGCATTGAAGAAAATATCATCAAGCGATTTTTGCGTTGCCGCTGGATTCGCGTAGATTTCGCCGAAGTAAGGCGCCAACTCGGCAAGAGTAGGCGAGTTAGTTTCGGGTCGAGCCGCGGTTTCACCAACCCAACCGGAAGCGGCGCCGCCCAGGCTAACGAGTTTCTTGTAGTTCTCGTTAGATACTGGAATAACGCGACAAACCGATCGCATTGGGTTGTTCTGGCGAGAAAGTTGCTCGATCTCGGTGTCGAGAGTTTCAGGAACAGCAAAGCCGCCATCGGCATCGCTGCCAATGCTTAGTGCTTTTTCTTGCAACTCTTCGAGGCCGTTCTCGTTACCTTTGCGCAAGAAAGCATCGAACGCTTTCGCGTGTTCGTCGATGTTTCGCTCTTGCTCGGTCATGCCAGGACGGCCGCCTTTTACTTCGAGTTCTTCGATTGATGCCTTGATTGCTTCAAGCTCGTCGAAGCGATCGTTCATCTTTTCGAGTTTTTCCTCGAAGTCGCCAACGGCGCCATTTTTCTCTAGAGCTTCAACTCGACCGTCTACAGTCTTTTTGAACTCGTTAAACGTGCGACCGATTTCCTCGATCGTATCTTTTAGTTCGGACATTATTCTGCCTCTCCCTTGATGGATTTTAAAAGTTGATTGGCCGCTTCTTCGAGGTCGTGATCATTCGCGTCGCGCGCGATCAATCCCTTATAGCCTTGCGCCATAAATGCTTTGGCTCGCTGTCGGCTAAAACCTGCATCGCGCAAGAGCCGCTCAACTTGTGATTCGTGCGGAGTTTCACCCGCAAGAATCAAATTCTTTACATTCTGAACCCTGGCTTCGTCGTTAGCGGGAAATGTAACTAGACTGATTTCCCAAAGGTCGATCGACCGGATCATAAATGCTTGTTTTTCTGAGTCGTAATCGTAGCCGTCGGGTAACGAGTAACCGATCGACAAACCGGATAGTGATCCGGCCTTCATATGTGCGTGCGCTCGTTTTGCGAGCGGATCATCGTCGATTAGCAACCGACCTTTAACCGCCAGGCCGTGATCATCTTCACGAATGTCGGTATAAATGCCGATTGGCTCGCTATGGTCGTGTTGCCAGAGTAGAGCAGGGTAAGAACCTTTTTCGCGCCACTCTTCTAACGATTTAGCAAAGGCACCTTTTACAACGATGTCGTCGTAACTGTCCTTAACTCCGAAAACCGAGCCGTAACCTTCAAACTCGCCGGAATCATCAACCGACTTAACCTTTAGTGCTACGTCGCGTCTATTCTTCATCATTTTCGAATTCATCCTCTTCGAATTCCTTCATGCCGACCGGCATTCCGTCGATCGCCATGTTCAAAGGCGTTAAGAAAATGTCGCCGCCTTCTCTTGGATCCATATCCTCTAATTCGCGAATTTCATTTGGTGAAAGCGCGCCGTTTTGGATCTGTCGGGTATAGAATTCGGCTCGCGTTCTGGTATCGCCGCGGAGCAATGCGTTTACATTGATCTTGCTGTACTGCTTACCTTTGTTTTTTCGCTGAATTAGCTGCTTGTTAACACGGTTTTCGATCCGCGTTATGTAGGGCATTAAGCAATCTTCGACGTGCGCCGTTGATTGGTGTTCGATGTTGCTAAACGTTGCCCGCTCAAGATCGCCGATCTTATGCGGCGCAACTCTAAAAATGCCGGCAATTTCAGATCGACTAAGTTTTCGCGCTTCGATGAATTGCGAATCCTCGGCCGACATTCCGATCGTTGTCCACTCGAGGCCGCCGCTAAGGATTGCCGCCTTATGGGCGTTGTCGCCGCTTTGGGTTGATTCCCATTGTTCACGGATTGACTCGACCTGCTCTTTATCTAGTTTTTGATCGGTTGAAAGAATGCCGCCAGGTCGCGAACCGTTCTTGAACATCAATGCGCCATAACGCTCGGTCGCCATGCCGAGGCCAATGGCATTTTGGTTTTGCTTAATGGGCGACCATCCTTCGATCATATCGCCAGGCAAGCGAATATGAAGAATCTTGTCGGCGCCCAATATGTCGCGCGTACCATCGGCAAACATGACATCGTAAACCGGTTGGTAGTCGACAAGTTTTGGCGTTACCGCGTCAGGGTTTAATGGTAAAAGCTCCGCCACTTCGCCCCTTGGCGCGTTTACGTAACTGTAGTGATTGCCACGAAACGCAAGATGCAAAACGACCATTTCGCGCCATTCTTGCGACGTTTGAAAGGCATTCGGCGAATCATGCAACACCGAGTAAAGTCTTTCGTCGACGGCCTTCTCGCGCTTGTTATCTTCCGTTCGCATCAAGTCAAACGGGAGCTTGCCAATATCCTCGGCGATTACCTTTGCACAAGCATAAACCGGCGAATACGTGGCGGCATTTTCCGGCGTAACCGTAATGCCCGAAGTCGTTCCGTTTCCGGCACGCAAGAACGTATCAAGATCGCGCGAGGTGCGGATCTTGTCGCTTTTCAGAAAGTCTAAAAACATTATTCGTTGTTGCGTCCTGCCGAAACGACCAAGCCGGCACCGAGTAACATGCAAGCCAGTGAAAGGGTTGCAAAACCGACTACGAGGTTAACCTGGAATCCGCAATAAGTCAGGATGCCAACGCCGAGCAAGAAGATAATTTCGCCCACGATTTCCTTTGCCTTTGTCATATTGCGATTACCTCGGGGGTTTCCTCTTCTTCTTTTGCCAACCATCGATTCAATGCGATCAAGATTGCGACCACGCCATCGATTTTGTTTTCGGGAAACTCTTTTCTCGGATAAATTTCGTCTTTCGCGTTAACGTGACAAACTACGTTTGAAATCATCCATTCGAGAACGGGGTTTCCGTCGTGAACAAAGCGACCTGACAAAACCAATCGCTCCAACTCTTTCATAGGTTCGTTTAGCGTCTTGATTGACTGCGCAACTTGAACCATTGGCACGCCTTCCTCGAGCAAATGGCTCGAGAGTTGCGTCGCCTGGTGTGGATCGAAACCCAATTCCGCGATATCAAACGATTGTGAATCGTCGATAACTTCCGCCTCGATCACGTCATAATCGGTAACGTTTCCAGGCGTCGAACTCAAATAGCCGTCGATTTCCCATCCTTCATATTGAGAATTTGACGAGTTTTCGATCGTTTCTTCGGGTAAAAAGTGACGATCAAAGCAATAAATCTTTTCGTCTTTCTCAAAAAGCCAGATTTTCGATGAAATATCGCTAACACTGGCCAAATCGAGCCCGCCCCAACAACGCGCCCCAATAAAGTCGTTAATATTGATCGATGGATCGCCGCAATTCTGCCAAGCCCTCATATCCATCCAGGCGGTGTCAGCATTCACCCAAACGTTTAAATGTTTGGTCAAAAAGTTGTTTTGCGCCGCCGCCATCTGAATAGCTTTGCGTGCTTTTCGGGCGATATCGTCAGGATTTACCGAAACGCCCCAATTCGGATTGGCTTTCGCCCAACATGCCGGATCCTGCCAATCATCATCATCGTCGATCGTGTAAATGATCCCGAAGTATTCAGGATCGTCGAGCCCTTCCAATACTTTTTTGACGTAAGCGCGTTGCTCGTAACAAATGCCCGCACGATTGAAGCCGGCCGTTGTAATCAACCATAAAAGCGGTTGACGCCGCGCACCTGTCGCCGTTTCCAGCACGTCGAATATTTCCCGCGTCTTATGCGCGTGAAGCTCGTCAACAATTGCACAGTGAACGTTTAAGCCGTCCAGGTTACCGCCCTGGTCGCGACTCAACGCTTTGAAAAAACTTGCCTCGCCATCGACATAGATCGAATGCGCCGAGGTTTTAACGCCGAACTTGCGATTCAAGCCCGCCGACTTTTCCGCCATGATCTTCGCGTCATTCCAAACGATTTTCGCCTGGTCGCGAGTTGTGGCCGCGCTATAAACTTCTGCACCTGGTTCGCCGTCCGCCGCTAGGCAGTAGTTTCCAACGACGCTGCTTAGTGTCGATTTGGCATTCTTTCTGGGAACTTCGATATAGACAGTTTTAAAACGTCGATCACCTTCCTCGTTAACCCAACCAAAAACCGTTGTTAGTATGAACACCTGCCACGGATCGAGAACGATCGGCGTGCCTGCAAATCCCTTGCCTTTGACGTGAGTCATAAGGCCGGCAAACTTACAAATGTGCTCGGCCCGAGCGACATCGAAATGATAACCCTCGGGAGGATTCTCTAAATCGTCAATTTGTCTTTGGCACGCCTGCTTTACGAGCTTGCAAGCTGGTATCTCGCCATCGACTATGTCGTTAGCGTAATTCCACGCCTCTTCAATGTAGGACACGGCTTTTTACAGATCGTCCCAATCGTCTTTGCCGGAATCCGGATCGGTGACAACAACCTTTGTCCGGCTCGACGGCGTCATGCCGAACTCGGTCAGCATTTTGCTGAATTGATCGAACGCTTTGTTCGCCATACCGAAGTAAGGCGACGCAATCGGATAACCGTTCTTCGGAGACTTAACCAGGGCACCCATTGTCCGGACCTTCTCCTGATATTCCTGCCACTCCGCATACTTCAGGCAGAGAGCTTCGATCGCAGGCAGGTCGGTATTCTTAACAACACCGATCGCTTTGAGCTCAGGTACGAACTTTTTCCAGAATTTCTTAGCTTCGGGAGGCAAACTCGCTGGGCATCTTAGCTTGTCGGTGCCGGCTTTCGGCTCCGATTTGTTCGTGCGACAAGGCTGGTCAGTTCCTTTAATGACCTTTAGAGCCGTGGGCACAGCCTTTCTACCCATCGAACACTTCTCCTGTCGCTACGTTTTTGGCCGTGAGGCCGGTAAATTCCTGCCAGCGCTTAATGATTACGTCGCAATACTTGGGATCCAGCTCCATTAATCGAGCAGACCGGTTAGTTTTCTCGCAAGCAATTAGCGTAGAGCCGGATCCGCCGAAACAATCGTGGACCAGGTCGCCAGACTTGCTGGAATTGAAAAGCGCTTTCTCGATTAGCTCGACCGGCTTTTGCGTTGGGTGAACATACTCACCGGTCGCGCCGCGGCTCATGTACCAAACGTCGGACTGCGCTTTGTCGCCGTACCACTGACCACCGCAATAGAAGATAAACTCGTGCTGTGGTCGATAATCTGAATGGCCTAAGCCGATCGACTTTTTGTCCCAGACGATGCAGGCTTTTGGCTTGAGTCCGATTTGCTCGAGCGCGCCATCAAAATCCGCATAGGTGCGCCACGTGAAACAGATGTAAGCAGCCGCTCCATCTTTGGCTTCCATGACTGCGTTGCCGATTGAATCAGCAACCATTTGCAGTAGCTCATCATCGCGCAGGTCGTCTCCAATGATTTCGCCGTGCGACTTGATCTTCACGCCGCCATTCTCACCGCGAACGTGATCGCCTGCAGCACGGCCACCGCCGTAGCTCATTCCGTATGGTGGGTCAGTAAACACCAGGTCCGGCGACTGACCATCCAGCAGCTCGCGAACATTGTCGATCGAAGTACTGTCGCCGCACATCAACCGGTGCCGACCCAACTCCCAAACGTCACCGAGTACCGTTACCGGCTCTTTAGGTAGCTCCGGCACGCTGTCTTCGCCGGTATTACCTTCGGTGGATTCGTTTGTTAGCTTTGCGAATTCCGAATCATCGAAACCCATCAAATCCTTAAACTCAGCAAGATCAAGCAGCTCGCTCGAAAGGATTTCGTTATCCCAGCCGGCGTTCATTGCGATGCGATTGTCCGCAAGCATGAAGGCTCTGGCTTCTGATTTTGATAGGTGGTCGAGTTGAACGACCGGAACGGTTTCCAAGCCAAGCTTGCGAGCAGCCTCTAATCGACCGTGCCCAGCTAAGACCGTGTTTTCGCCATCAATTATGATCGGCGCATTGAAACCAAACTCTCTGATCGATCCGGCGATCTGGTCAATTTGAGATTTGCTATGTGTCCGTGCATTGCGGACGTGAGGAGTGATGTCCTCTATGGCAATTTCTTCAAAATTCAATTACAAATACCCTTTCGAGATTCTGCACGCACGAGAAAAAAAGGCGCCCTCGCTTTCTATCT